ACTAGCTAATGGTGATAGTGTAGTATTTAGATTTTTTAACTCTTTAAATGTTTCATCATACTCATCTAATTTGTAAGATATAATCTTTAAATCACCCATAGATTTAATATTATTAATTTCTTTTGTGTTATCTTCTACTGCATTTGTTAGTGTAAAATAAACACCTACTGCTGATACTAATACCACTCCAATAGTAACTAAAAATTTTAAGTCCATTTGAAATGATGTATCTTCACCTATTTTGTGAGCCATTGGTTCTTCCTTTTTTTCTATATTTAGTTGTTGGTCATTTAGTGCTTCTGCTACTTCATCAACAGTAACATATTCTAATTCAATTAAAACTTTACCTAATGGTACTGACCTGTCATAATTAATAGCTTCTTCTGCTTGTTTACTTAATGCAGATGTTAATTGTTTTTTATTTATATAACCTTTTAATAATAATAAATCACCTATTTTCATACTACTACCTTAAATATTGTTTTGCCTACGTTTAGTTTCTCGTGGCTCTTTGCATTATATGATTCTAATGATTTTTCTATATCATACATATCATCAGAATAGTTTTGTAAATCAACTTTAATACCATCTCTATTACCATTGTCATAAAATATATAACAGTTCTGTGATGCTCTGCCTGATAGGTTTAATGCTTTCTCTGAATAGTCATTAGCACCTACCATACTACTTGACCTACTAAAATTATCACCTACTCTTGCAGAATGTATATGTCCAAATATCACATAATTAATATCTATACCTCTTGCTCTATATCTTCCCATAATCTGTGTTATGCTTGTATCTATTCCTTTTTTAATACTACCATTTCCGTGCAATACTAGTAAGTTTTGTCCTGCTACTTCTACAACTACTTCAGTAGGATCACCATCAACAAATGCAATATCAGTATCTCTAAATATATATCTTAATGTTTGAAATATAGTGTAATCATAATTATCTGAAGCAATATTACCTGACCAGCCCCAATCTTTCTTTACTCTACTTTCATTACCTGTTACCATAGCCACAGAAACGTTAAAATTGCTGTTTAAATCCATTATTACTTGTTGTAGTATATCAACTGCTAGGAACGTAGCTTTTGCTCTATTTGTAGCCATATTTAAAAGTTCATCTAATCTTCTATCTGAATTAAGCAAATCACCTGATTGCACCATAAGCACATTAGTTACACCAAATGCTTTAAAATATTTAGTAGCTTGATTTACAAAGTGTTTACATCTTTTAGAAGCTACTGTAAAGTCATATTTGTTGTGTGGTAGATCTACTAATTCATTAAAATGAACATCACTAAATTGTATAACACCTACACAGCTTGTTTCTTCACTATGTTTTTGTGTATATGTTGATAACTTATATTTGTCAAAAAGCCTTGTTAATTGTTTTGTGTATTCAGAAACTGCATTTTCTACTCTTGCATATTCCCTGAATGATTTGTTTTGGATTCTATTTCTGTCTTGTGCTGATTGCTTTTGTTTAGCTAGTCTTACATTTTCTTGTATTAATTCAAGATTTTCAATAACATAAACAGACTTATGTCCACATACATTACATTCATATCTTTGTCTGCCTTTTTCAAATCCACATTTAATTAGATTTGGTGCAAAGCAATTTTTACAAAACATATATTATTCCACTTTAGCCATTCTATCACTTAATTCTTTAGCACGTCTTGGTGTATCATTTCTAGCCCATTTACTATCTAGCATTTCTACTGAAGCCATCTGATAGTCTTTATTTGCTATATATTTGATTGTTTTTTTGAATTTACTAAATGCAGATACACCTAACTGATAATTCATATTAATTACTATATCTTTTACTTCTTGAGGTGCAGATAAAAACCAGCTATACCTTGTAGATAATGTGTATTTAAGGTTTTCTAAATCTTCTTTTAACCATTCAGTAGCTTGTTCTTCTGTTACTTGTAGGTACTTGATTCTTTTACCATATCCAATAGTATCATAACCTGCTGTACATTTATACACAACGGAACTAAATCCTTCATGTTTTTTAATGTCATCTATTAAAGCCACTTATTGTACTTCTATGCCAAATACAAATGTAAGATCACCATCTGCAAAAGTTTCTGCACCACCTATTGAAGCAAAGAAATATACAGATGTTGAATCTTCTTTAGCTTGTAACATTAATGGTAATGATGAATCATTTTCAGCTATTTTAGCATTAAATAAACAAGTGCTTCCCATATCTGCCCAATTATCTGATGGGCAATGTATGTAGCCTAACAATTTTGCGTGTACTGTGTTTGCAGATACAACGTCCATTGCAGCATTAGCTGTACCCATACCTCTATTTGTTTGCTGAAAGTATATTGTCATTGGTGTTACATCACCTTGTTTATTTGTAATAGCAACACTAACTAATTTAGAACAACCACCATTACCTAATACTGCATTAGGAATTTCAGTTTTATCAAACAATATATCACCATTTGCATAAGCATTTGTGTCAAGTGTTGGTGTTACTCTAATAGTTCTAAATTTACTAAAATTATTAGACATTATTTACCTTCTTTCTTTGTAGCTTTAGGTTTAGCTTTTGGTTTTTCTTTTTTAATTTCATTACCTTTAGCATCACATTCTATAAATCTAGCTTTCAGATCATCTTCATTATGATACTTGTGCATTTGCACTATAACACCATTAGGTTTTTTAAAATATCTTTCCATATAATTTTTTCTCCAAGTTATGCAAAGGTGGTATATCCGACATACCACCCTTGCGTTGTTTTGCCTAATTAAGACTTAAGAAACATCTGATAAAATATAAACACCAAATGAATCTTTTATTTCAACTTCACCCCAGAAACCAACTGCTACATATTCTGTGCTTCTGAAAGATGCGTTTCTTTCTGTTTCGATTCTGAATAATCCTTCAGGCCCAACTGCTAATCCAACTGCACCTTTAGAAAATGCAAAACCTGCTGCATCACCACCTGATGAAACATCTTCATCAATTTGATCTGACCAGTACACATTAAAACCTGCTATTGTACCAATCATACCAGTAGCCATAGCTTCTTCACCTTTATCACCTAATAAAGATAATGGTTTTGCGTTAGAACCTGTTACTGCTGCATCATTAGTTAAAGCAATCAATCCTTTTGAACCCCAAACCTGTTTTGGTGATAAAACCAAATTGTATGGGAAAGGCGCACCTGCTGCTCTTAACTGACGCATTGATCCAAAGATATGTGATAAAGCAAGTGTAGTACCTGCACCACATTCTGTTTGTGAAAATGATTTACCTAATTCTACTAGGTCATCATCTAATTTAGCAGCAACTGCATTACCAAGTATTTGTCCTACGTTACCTGTTAGATCATCTGCGTTACCCATTACTGCTAAATCGGTTACGTCTGCTCTAATAACGTGTTCACTTACTGTTGCACTTCTTGCTGCTGTTGTTATAGATGTTACTGTACCATAGTCAGAACCATCTGTACCTGCACCAACACTACTTGATGCTATTTTTGTATAATCAGGAAATTGTACTGTGATAGCACCTTTTACTGCTTGTTTTGATGTTACTAAAGGTAGCATAACGTTTGTATGGTTAAATGCTATTACAGCATCACCAATAGTTTTTCCTAATCCACCTTGTGCTACACCTGTATCTGTTTCAGCCATTACTGGTTACCTCTTTAAAGTGTCTTTCAACTGCTTGTTAGCCTTCATTTTGACACCAATCACTATGTGATTTACGGTTAATTTTGTTCATAAGGTTTCTTCAATGTTCCCTTACCAAACCCTGCAAACGTACCTAAAGAATTAGATGTTAATGATTTACCTTCTTGTGTTCTAGTAACTCTTGATTCCATTTCATCAATATATTCATCAAAAGTCATTTTTCCACCCTTGTAATCAACATCAACATCACCATCTTTTTTAGGTTTCAAGGTCATATCATTATTAGGATCAAAATCTACATTACCTAACTTGCTATGTTTTTTAATATCCAATCTTTATACCTTGCCCTTGTGGTGTTTGATTAGCTTTTTTATAGCCTTCAGGGTCTTTACTAGCCCATTCAGCATAAGAACTATAACCTCCCATTTCATTTGCTTTGCCTGTTGTGGCTCTAGCAGTTGAGGTAGAAGGTGCAGAAACATTAGTAACCTTATTTACATAAGTTTCTAGTTTATTTAAATCACTCAAACCTTCTGCTATTGATTTATCTTCATCAGTAGTTAATTTACCCATTAATGATTCTCTTTTATCAGTTTGGTACGAGTTCCATTGTTCAGCTTGACCTTTAAAAGAATCACGTTCTTTTGTCATCAAATCAAGTGCTTCTTTTAGCTTTCCATCTTCAACTAATTTAGCTTCAGCTTTTGATTTGTTATCTGCGTTCATCTT